CCGCCATAAGTTCTGGCTGTACCAAAGTCAATGATGTCACGAACCTCTTCAAGTTGGTATACCTTGAACGAATGGAAATTAAAGTTAGGCTCAAGGGCAACTCCCTCAACCATAATGGTCCCCTTAGTCCTAGCCCAATTATTAATGTCTTCTGCTGTTTCGTCTGCCCTGTCAAGAATGCGTAGCACTTGCTCGGTAATCTTTACCATGTTTATTACAGAGTTGTCTGCTGTTGCATAGAAGTAATATAATAGTTGTTCACACTTGATGTGTGGGAATGGATTTCTACGCATACGGATAAGTCGGTCATAGGTACACATGACACCACCTTGTGGGAAATATTCTGTAAGGTCATTTAGCGTAGTTGGTGTAGATGGGAAAAATGGAACAGCGTCAAAGCCCAACCCCTGCAGCTTTTCCTGTAGGTAGTGGTTAACCCATAGTGCTGGGGTGTTAAGAATTGATGTTTTAGACATTTGACATTACTCCTGCATTTACTATCCATCTATATCCTGTTTGGAATCCACTTGACCTACCGCCAGTTTTTGCAGAGCCAAAGTTATTCTTAAAAGCAACTGGATTTTCTAGATACTTAATTATACCACTTGATAGGAGAAAAGATTGAGACAAGTATCTTTCAAAGAAGTTATCGAATGTTTTTTCGAATCCACCCCTAGCTGCTGTACCACCAGGATTATTAACCTGCACCTCTTTACTTGTAAAAACAGACTCACCGTCTACATTAAAAGCCAATACTTTTGAACGAACTGGCTTAATCCTTACTGGTATCCCAGCCTCTATGATTCGTGCCTTATTATAAAATGGAACCTTTGAACCATCTTGTAATACCTGTGATTGTCTAAAGCTTGAGCGAAAAGACAGTCCAAGGTTGCTCACTGTATACTCTATATCATATAATCTTGCATCTGGGCTTCCAGTCCTATACCATTCATAGACGTGATGTAAAGTTTCTGGAGATACCCTGGCATTTGTATCGATAAAGTCTAGTAGTGTTGATTTGATGTTTTCACCAAGTATTTTAAGAAACTGATTTTTCCCAGCATGAATGCCATCTGCAAAGCCCAAAGAATATTCCAATGCATTATTTACATCACGCATAAACTTAGAGTCATCTACAATTACTTTCATTATAGGTCTACCGCCTGGTTCTCAGAGCGACGGACCACCAACTTATAATATTCGACACCACCGAATGGACCAGCAATGGCGGTGAATGTTGCAACCTCATATAGTGTTGGCTTTCCAGCACGAGGACCAGATGACTCATCCCAAATAATATTTCCGTTTGCATCACGGATATTTGTGATTAGAATATTTGTAGACGAAATACCCTCACCAGAATCAAGCTGTAGGATATTTGTTTTTGTTCTTCCAAATAATGAGTTGTCAATTACCACGTTTACAGATGGCTGCACCTCTTGCTTAAATTTTGTACCTGCAGGATTTAAAGCACATGCAATAGTTTTACCAAGAACCCACCTCTTAGACAGGTTTCCATATCCACCTTGCTCTACAATTGGATAGTATATATCCGCCTGAAGTGGAAACATAAAGTTGGTTGATTCGCAATTAGCCATTAGATTACTCCTGGCTTAAACACATTTCCCTTGTAATTTTCAAGAATCTTGTCAACGATTAGGTTTCCAGTTCCCTGAAGGAATTGTGGAGAAAATCTCATGTCGAACTGGTCTGTGCTGTATTGAGTAATGAATCTCTTATAGTAGTCATTATTTCCACACTTCAAGTCTTCAATCAACATCATTGCTGCTTGCTCTACATCTGGTGGTACAGCCTTGTAGCCTACATCAAGGATGAAAATATAATCTGTTCCTCGTGGGAAGGCTACACCCTGTCGTCCATAGTAAGATAGGTCTCCAGTTGCAACTGGTAGTCGTAGTGGTGCAGACTCAAACCTATCAAATACCTTTTCAGTATCTACTCGCATAATTGCTGAGTTATTTGGTGTAATGACATACTTGTAATCCCATGTTCTCTTGACTGTACCGATTGTTTCTGCTGGATTGTTAAATGTGTCAAGCTTGATACTAAATTCGGTATCGCTTGCAACCTCATATACAGAGAATATACCATTATAGATGTCTGGCGTAAATCCAGACACAGTGACTCTATCTCCAGCTGCAAGATTGTGGGCAGTTGATGTTATAAAAGATGTTGTCATTCCAGGACTAGACGACATTACATCTGTAATTGATAATGCAATGTCTTCTCCATTAAATACAAGAACATTGTTTTCATATACCTTCAAAATTTTCTTAACGTTATGCCATACAGGGAAGTAGTCTGTACCATTTCCAACTTCTTGGATAACAAGCTTGTGATTATAAAATGCTTCACCTGTAGCTGAATCATTACCAATATATGCATCGATGATGGCACGAGCAATGATTTCAAGTCTTTTATATTCTGCGATTTCACTGGGAGTTGTTCCTAGCATATTGGGGTCTACGTATGGTCTATATACGGTCAGGTTTGATTCTACGACAATTTCGCCATAAATATCTGTATCATATACCTTAAAGACAAAGTCACGGTCAAACTGTACTTTTGAGCGTGGCAGTGTGTATGTTACTTGTGAGTTTGCATCTGATGTAACAGTCTCAGTCTCAATAGAGTGGTCAACAACATCCTCAACATAAATTAGATATGGGGCATTTGCCTCTGGCACGTCCCACTTAGTTGTGATGGGATATGGCGGTACTCTTAAGACTTCCATTACTTTCCAAACTCCTTAACAACTTCTTCTGGGCTTGCTTCTCTAACATGATTTCTTGTTAGCCACTTATCTGCTTGCTCCCTTGTTACAATATTATAACCAAAGTTGATTTTCCCCACACCCTGCCAAAAAACGTTCCTAGTAGAAAATAGTGCTACAAGTTCTCGTTTCTCTGTCATTAATAATCTCCACATTCATTATATCATTAAATTAAAGATGGGGCAGGTGATTTACCTACCCCATCAATTTTAAAATGCATTAAGCATTCTTTAGTTCTTCAGGTGTTGCGAGACGAACCTTTAGCTTTGCACCAAGCCACTTGTCAGCTTCTTTCTTGGAAACAAGATTTAGTCCTGCTACCAAGCTTCCGACACCGCTCCATGCAAGGTTACGCTCTGCAAATAGACCAACCTGCTCGTCATCCTTAGATGCAGCTGGCTTTGCCTTTGGCTCTGCCTTCTTTTCTACTACAGGTTCTGCCTTTTCAGCAACTACAGGAGCTACTGGAGCTTCCTTAACCTCAGCAGCAACTACAGGTTCTTCAGTCTTCTGAACATCTTTTACATCATTTTCTGCCATGATATTCTCCTTAATTTTTAGTTAAAATAAGGGGGCAGGGTATTAAGCCCTACCCCCTCATGGGTTTTAGCCGTTAGGCAGAACTAATTAGTCCTGGTCCTTAACAGCGAATGCAATAGCATCCTGCTCTTCCCAGTTGATTCCGAATCGAACGAATACGGTGTATTCGATTGTGTCCTTCTTAGGAACGTAGAAACGGTTAACTGTGATGTCACGCTGGAAGCCCCAGATACGGTTCTGTGGGAATGTAAGGTCTACATAGTCCGCAGGGTAGTAAGGAACTTCAAGCACTGGAATACCTAGTACACGAGTCTGACGAGCACCACCAGTGGTCTGGTCGATTCCGCCTAGGTATGAGCCACGAGCAGCTTCAGTTGAACCAATTGAGTCCCAAACGGTTCCGTTGTTCTTTACAATGTTTGCAAAGGTATCGGTTCCAGCATAGAACTTTAGTCCAGTCTGTAGTGCACGGTAGCGACGTGGCATAGCAAGAATAAGAGCTTGCATGTCTGCTGTAGTCCAGTCAGTGCCAATGTTAGCGTTGCCAATGACAGCCTGGTGAGCACTTCCATCATTCTGGACCTTGTGTAGGAATCCAGGCATGATTGAAAGGAAGTTACCAGTTGAACCATCACCATTAATGGCTAGGTCTTCAATGTCATTACCGAAAGCGTTTGTCATTAGACGAACCAAGTGGTCCTCAAGAGCACCGCCTTCAATATTGTCCTCTAGGGCTTCACTTGAAACTTCCCAGTCAAGACGTAGCTTCTTGGTAGTAAGTTCAACCTTTGAGAAGGTGGCACCAGCGTTTGTGAACGCAGCGTCACCCTGGTTAGCAGCACGTACAACACGCTCACCAACGTTAACCTTTTCAAGTTCCATTGTGTTAGCTCGCATTGTGACACGGCGACCATCGTTAGCTAGAACGGTAGCATCCCAAACGTAGTCAATAAAACGACGTGCCTGTTCAGGGCGTAGGATACCAGCACCATCATAGCGTGGGTTTGCGGTAGATGATGGGTTAACTCCGTTAGGACCAGATGTGATTCCTAGGTTAGCATCGCCAGTTGTGTTTCCTAGGAAAGGAAAGCCTGGGTCGCTTACGCCACCAATACCACCTGAAAATGCACTTCCGTCTGAGTTAGGGAAAGTTGCATCTCCAGCAATGTTTTTAATAATTTCTTCCGACATATTTTTCACCTCCAAATGAATTTTTTAATTTATTTTAATAGTTCGGATGTTGTGAGGAAACGTCCACCCCATAGTGATTTCTGAGTCATTTCTGACTCCTGTACGACCTCACCAAGGTCGCCAGATTTACGAAAAGCGGTGTCTGCTTCCACTGCGTCAATACGCTTTCCAAGATTGTTAAAGCCAAGCTCTGCATCTGCTAGTTTAGCATTTGCTAGGTCTGTTGACTTCTTTAGTGCAGCAACTTCGTCAGCAAGTGACTTAACTACTGCAGTGATTTCGCTAAAGGCTGATGTAACGGCATCCTTCAAGTCAGTAACAGCGTTAGCTGCAACCTCATCTGACTTCTGTGCCTTCTTCTCTTCTTCCTCATCCTGGGATGATTCAGTAGCGTCCATGTCGCCCTCTGCTGCTTCCTCTTCGTCTACAGGCTTGTCAGCCTTCTCAACATCAGCAACTGGAGCTTCGATTTCGGCATCTGCCTCTGGAGCGATTTCAACATTTTCATTCTCTACTTCTTCTTCAGTAGCAGGAACGTCATTTACGATTTCTTCTGACATGTTATCATTCTCCTTATTCATCTCAATTGTATTAATGCCTTTAGCACTATCAACTAAGAACTTAATTAGGTTACCCTTTTCTGAATCTGACTTCTCTACAAATCCAATGTTCTGCATTGGGTTTCCATCGATTGGGCTTACCTCTGAATCTTTTTCTGAAATTGTTACTAGACCGTTTTCCTTGTCCCAGAATACGTTCTCAATCTCAACTGTTGCAACGTCACCCTGAACAGTAGTAACGCCATCCTCACTCTTCTGTACTGAGAGGATATTAGCAAATTGGTTGGCTGGCGTGTCAACTAGTGATAGCTCTAGCAAATCATAGTCTTTGATAATTCGGATTTGAGAATCCATCTTTTCATCGTAGGCATCGTCCCACTCGTTCATACGTCCACCAATTGAAAAACCTGAATATGTTCCATCTAGAACCTTCTCCCAGCAGTCCTGAGCACCTTTTGAAATATAGGCTGATACATAAACACCCTTAAAGAACTTCTTTGTTGAGGGGTCAAAGTACTTATCTTCCTTAAATGCAATCATCTTCCCAACAGCAATTGGCTGATGCATTTCACGGATATTACCACGGAACTTTTCAAATGCCTTTAGAGATGCCTCTGGAGTAACAATATCATTTTGCTTATCCAGGTTGTCAAGGGTAGCGAAACCAGAGACGATGCGACGCTCTTGGTCTACCTTGGCGAAAGGCATTGACAGGCGAACATTTTCGCCATCTGTGCTAAAGTGTGCTTTTTGAATAGTCATATTAATTCTATTATAGAGACCTTTTTTAAAGTTGTTATTCTATTGTAACATACTTTTATTCGGTTGCTCTACCTTCCCCTTTTGGATTTCTACCCTCGGTGGTTGCAGCACCATCCGACTGGTTAGCAGTTCTTTCTGAATCTCGTTGGCGAGTCTGCGAACTATTAGCAGCAGCGTCTGCAGCACCCCTCGCTGACATTTCGAATGGCTTATCGCCATCTGAACGTTGGGGCAGGTTGATTAGTTCACGTGCTTCGTTCGGCAGCATAATCTGGTTGCGAACGTAACGTTCAAGAATCTGTGACTGAGCCACTTCATCTGTCAGGGTAAGTTCATTAAACTTGAGTTCCAGAATGTCTGTTTTCTCACGAATAATCTTGTTTAAAATCTTTTCTAGATTACGTTGTGCTGGACGTGCGACCTGCTCCTTAAATGTTCTGTCTTGTGCAAGGGATGCTGCGACGTTTGCTGCATCCGAACCACCAAGCTTGGATAGCGGAACCTGGTGAGCGACGAGAATATCGTCACGGTTCTGCTTGCGGTATTCCTTAAATGAACCATCCTGAATACCATTCTCAATTGCCTTCATGTCAAACTCAACCTTGTTTCCGTCTGAGTCTCCAGGAAGTGGAATATATAGTGTTCTGTGGGATTGTCCCTTAAGGTTAGTCTGCAAGAAGCGGAAGAGTTTATCCTCTGCATCAGCAGAAAGCTTTGCACCCTTTAGGGTAATTACATAGCGAGGCACAGCCTTATTGCTAAAGTAGTCAATGTTGTATTGTGATGCTAGGGCATCTCCTAGTAGCGATGGCATAGCAGCAATAACATCTGGTACACCATAGAAAGTATTTAGAGGAGAGTATTCCTTAATGTGAATAATCTCATTTGGTCGTGGGTCTTGTGTAATTGGATTTTTGTTGTTTGCCCCGAAATTACGGAAGTAAACAATCTTGTTTCCAATAACCTGGATATATCCGTCACGAAGACGACGGCAACGCATTGTGGTTGATGGGATGTGACCAATGTAACCAATCTCACCCTTGATTGTGCGACCAACTTCAATGTATCCATTTCCAGTTGCGTGAACGTCGGTGAATACCTTTTCCATGATACTGGTAAAGCTTTCATCAAGGTTTAGACTTTCTAGCCAGTCACGAAGCTGAATCTTTAGTTTTTCAATACGCTTGCGAGCACGTGCAGTGGCTTCTTCGCTGTCTGATGTCTCAAGCTTAAGTGTTGTCTTGTCTGAAACTACAAAGTCATACCCAAGACCAACAGTGTTCTCAACCTTTGCATCAATAGCAGCGTGATTAGCAAATGATGTGTCGTAGTAGTTTGCAAGTTCTTGTAGGTTGTATGGTGGTGTGATTACATCAAATAGACCATATGCGTTGCGGTACACTACCCCTGGATTTAGTGCCTTTGACTTTGCATCTTCTCTACCGCTTTGTACAGCAAGTGCTGAATCCATATATGCATCTGAAACCTCTGACTTTGATAGCATTCTAGCTACACGACGTTTAAAATTAATGTCTAGACCGTCATATGTCTTAATCTCATCCCATGACTTATTGAATGGGTCTAGGGCTTTCCATTGGTCAACCTGCTCCTCAACATCATCAATTCTTACTGGAATTGGAACTCGTGTCAATCCATCGTTATCATTAATCATCGCTACCGTACATCTCCAATGTCTTCTTAGCTGCAATTAAAGCACCGAGGTCGTTCTCTGATGGAATATATCCCTGTGCCATGCGGTCTACTTGCTCTGAGTATTCTTCGTCTGAAATCTTGCGAACATTTGGGAAAAACTCTGCAGTTCCCTCTGGCTGTCCATAATATGCTGCTGCCTGGGTTAATTCTTTAATCTTTGCAGGGTCATTTCTCATTGACTCAATACTTAGTGCATTGCCTTCGCCATCTGTGAAAAATTTTCCACTAGGTAGCTTCCATACGTAGATTCCTGCATTTGAAAAAGGCTCTT